AAAGGAGTTAGCTGATGCTCAGGCGACTATTGAGCAGCTTCGTCATGACGTTATTGCTGGTCGCAAGCGGCTGTACCTCAAAACCCGCCGTTCAGCCATGCCAGAGGGTAAAACCCCCGGTGCCACCGGCGTGGATGATGCAGCCCGCACCCGACTTGATAACTCCACTGAACGGGATTATTTCACCCTCAGAATTCGAATCGAACTCGCCGGTAAGCAAATAGCTGGCTTGCAGCAGTACATCAACGAGCAATGCCTTAAGTAGATTTCATTGTGAACTGATGATAGGCATGAAGCTGATAGAAACCCAGCGTTTCCCCGGTTGTGCGGCGTATAAGGGATGATATTAATATCATTAGTTTGACGCGGTTTGGAGTGTCAGCGTCTTTTAAATGATAGATGGCTCTTTTACTGCCATCCTCGTTGAAGAACTCAGCGGCTTCTTCCGTCATGGGGACCTTGTCTTCTCCGCCTATAGATTTGACGTGCGAGGACAAGGATTCAATGACGCTATTTTCTATGAAATCATTTTGGATTTTATGTGCCAGGTTATTCCTTAACTGGTTTAGCTTGTCCAATGCTTTAAAGGTAGGTAAAGGGAGACCAAGCTTGGCTGCAAACTCTAACTTTTTAAAATAATTTAATTTGAATACCCTGCCTTCTTTAGGCTCGGTGTCGAACAAATCTTCTTTTCGAATTGCTGAACAAATAAACGCCTCAAGAAAACTTTCGGTAACGAGATGCAGCCTCAGCACCACACCTAAATCGTCAGTGCTGTCAGAAGACGCAATGAAAGCATCCCTTACTGAATCGGTATCAAATAGCTTACGAAATATAAAAAGATTCATAGTGAAATAATCCAAAAAGTTAAATATGGCACTCACCGACAAACAGGAAAAGTTTGGTCGTGAGTACCTGTTTGGTCTTTAGAATTATGCCAGAAACTATATCAGGGGTGGCTCAAATGTTGAGTATAAGAATAATCGACCCGACACGCCGTGAACCTGCGGGTCCTCCCGGTGGGGTGCCCTGTCCACGAGGCGGCGGCCCCGCGGAAAACGGCTGATTTTTGCATTTTCATGCTGGCGGCGGCATGTCAATTAAGTAATTGATAATAATAAATAATTTCCACAATCACCTGTACATTCTTTTTTTCTTGTTGTCATCAGACCAGTTTGTAATTTATTGAATTAAATGAATAAATATAACATTCATCTGCCAGATGGAGTTGCCAGTGTCAAATGTAAGTGGAATCGGTGATGCCTATCACTGGAGCGTTTTTAAAATTGCAGAGGCCTTCGGGCTGCACCGTGACACCGTGAAAAAGCGGCTTTTCGCCGCCAACATTCCGGTGGCTGCGACAGTCAGAGGAAATCCCGTTTATGCGCTGCAGCATGTCGGTCCGGCCCTGTTCGGCGTGAGGTTTGAAGCGGCAGACTCCGTTCATGATCCGTCCCGGATGGAGCCGAAAGAGAGAAAGGACTGGTATCAGTCAGAAAATGAAAGAATCAAACTGGAAAAGGAGCAACGCAAACTCATCCCTGTGGATGAAGTCGTCATTGTCTATTCGTCCATGAGAAAAGCTGTCGTGCAGGTTCTGGAGACTATACCGGATATTCTTGAACGCGATTGTGCCCTCTCGCCACAGGCTGTCAGCGTTGTACAACAGTCAATTGATGACCTGCGGAATACCCTTCAGGAAAAGTCATATGAGGCTTGTGCTGCAGAATTAATGCCGGACGATGAAGGAGAAAGTCACGAGGAGGAATAATGAGTTTTTCATCAGCCCGAAATTCTGGCAGGGACATAGCGGCAGGATTTTCTCCACCACGTCGCATGCCAATTTCAGAGGCTGTTAGAAAATTCATGCGTGTTCCCAAAGGTGCGGGTAATTCGGTTCCATGGGATCCTGAACTGACCCCTTATATCATCGAACCAATGAACTGCCTGTCATCGCGTGAGTACGATGCGGTGATTTTTGTCGGTCCGGCCCGAACAGGAAAAACGATCGGCCTCATCGATGGCTGGATTGTCTATACCATCGTCTGCGATCCCTCAGACATGCTCGTCGTGCAGATGACCGAAGACAAGGCCCGGGAGCACTCTAAAAAGCGCCTGGACAGAACCTTCAGAAGCAGCGCGGCGGTAAAGAAAAGAATGAGCCCCCGCCGCAACGACAATAATGTCCATGACAAAACGTTCAGGGACGGCTCATTCCTTAAAATCGGCTGGCCTTCGGTCAATATTATGTCGTCGTCGGATTACCGGTTTGTCGCTCTGACCGATTACGACCGCTTTCCGGAGAACATCGACAGCGAGGGGGACGGTTTCTCGCTCGCATCCAAACGTACCACTACGTTTATGTCTGCCGGGATGACGCTGGTGGAAAGCTCACCCGGGCGGGATATCTGCGATACAAAATGGAAGGCCTCAACCTCTCACGAAGCACCGCCCTCAACCGGAATATTGTCGTTGTACAACCGGGGCGATCGTCGGCGCTGGTACTGGCCCTGCCCACACTGCAGAGAATACTTTCAGCCAGAAATGGCCAACCTGACGGGCTATAACGATCATACCGATCCGGTTCTCGCCAGTGAGGCCGCACGTCTGCAGTGTCCGGCCTGTAAGCAAATGATCTCTCCTGAGATGAAACGGGAGCTGAATATTCGCGGGGTCTGGCTGAGGGATGGCGAGACGATTGATTGTGACTGAAATGTGGCCGGAGAAGGACGTCAGTCGAGGATTGCCTCGTTCTGGATGGAGGGACCGGCGGCGGCCTATCAGACATGGGCACAACTGGTTTTTAAATACCTCACTGCTGAACAGGAATATCAGAAAACGGGCAGCGAAGAAACGCTCAAAGCCGTCGTCAACACCGACTTTGGCCGGCCTTATCTTCCCCGGGCCGCCCTTGAACAGCGCAGGGGAGAACGGCTGGAGCAGCGGGCTGAGGACATCCCCGAGCGCACGGTTGCGGAAGGTGTGAACTTTCTGGTGGCTACCGTTGACGTGCAGGGCGGCCGGCATCGTCGCTTCGTGGTACAGATTACCGGATATGGCAGCATGGGTGAGCGGTGGATCGTTGACCGGTATAGCCTCCGCCATTCGCTGCGCTGCGACGACCAGGGCGAAAGCTGCCCTCTTGATCCTGCCAGTTATCCTGAGGACTGGGACCTGCTTTTCCCGGACGTGCTGTACAAAACCTGGGCGCTGGCAGACAACCCATCAAAGCGAATGTCGCTCATGGCCATGGCTGTGGACTCTGGCGGCGAGGATGGTGTCACCGACAACGCCTATCGCTTCTGGCGAAAATGTCGTCGGGAGGGGGAAGGAAAGCGTGTTTATCTTTTCAAAGGCGATAGCCATAAGCGTGAAAAGCTGATTACCCGGACCTGGCCTGACAATACCGGACGCTCAGCGCGCCGCGCAAAAGCCGCGGGGGATGTGCCGCTTTATCTGCTCCAGACGGATGCGCTTAAGGACCGTGTTAACAATGCGCTGTGGCGTGAAGCCCCGGGACCCAATTACATCCATTTCCCGGCCTGGCTCGGGAGCTGGTTTTACGACGAGCTCACCTATGAAGAACGCACGCCAGAAGGCCGGTGGCGTAAGCCAGGACGGGGAGCCAATGAAGGGTTTGACCTGCTCGTCTATGCCGATGCGCTGGCCATTCTGCACGGCTACGAAAAAATCCGATGGCCTGATGCACCCTCCTGGGCGCGTCGGGAAACCTGGCTTGAAGACAGTTCTGCAGATAGCACTCCGGCAGCGGCGTCTACTGCAAACCGCCGCCGGGGGAGTCACCACGCTTCTCTGTTTACCGGGAGGGAAAAGCATTTATCACAGGCGGGAGTATTTGATGAAGAATGACAGATACAAAAAAGCCCGCTTTCGCGGGCCTTCTGTCGCGCCAGAGCCGGGGCTCCTTTGCGTATCTTTCTTTGTCCGGTTTCAGGCTGGTTCCTGCCCGGACCCAGTGGTTAACGTTGTGACTTACAAGTCGGTGTCTTCCCACTGTCCAACTTTTTTTGGTGGAGCTGGCGGGAGTTGAACCCGCGTCCGAAATTACTACACCGTCGGCACTACATGCTTAGTCAGTTTTTACATTCGCCGGTTAGCTGCGAACAGACACGCCACTAACAGACTAGCCTG